TTATGGATAGATGGGCGTCGGCAAATAAACTTGAATATAGTCTGGCATCTTTTCATAAAACACATGCCAGCGGGGGTCATCCACCTCGACCTCCCCCAGAAAGTCATAATAAATTGGGTCTTGTGGGCAACAGAAATAACTAACAATCACTGCCTCAGTATCATCTGCAAATTGAACATACATAATATTCCTCTCTTAGAACGTGTACCCATTTATATTGATAACAAATAAAGACACAGAACCGTTTGATGTTGCTTTGTAATATATTGTCTGCGGGGTAATGATTGACATTTCTGGGATGGGCGTATTAAGTGTGACGGCCGGTGCTGCTTGTATCAAATGCTCATAAATTCCCGATGCCGAAGATGATAAGAAAAGTTGATTATTTGCGGCGGCTGTTGTTGTTATTCCAATCCAGCCGCTAACAAATTTAGCATTGATGGGAACAATCGCAGTAAGACCAAGGGCAAAGTAACTTGCTGGCAAGGTATTGCTAGATGTTGCTACTGAACTTTGCGTAACTATTTTCCTACCTTGCTGGTACCCGATAACTAACTGACTGCTGGCTGTTCTCCATACGCTAATTAATGCTGAGGCTGTATATCCTGACGGTATAATCCCCGCGCAAACCTCCGGAGCTAACACTGATGTTGTATTAACAGCCAACATTGCAGATGCTTGAGTTGATGGGTTGTAAATAGCATACAGCGCGACGAAGCCAGTAACTGGCACCGTGCCGGCATCCATCCCGCCAGCTCCAGTTGTGCCCAGGTTGATCGTTTTGTTGAAGTTGGTTAAGAGATATGTCTGACCATTAAGCGCGGTAGTAACAGTTATCTGGTCTGCTGTAAATGTTGCAGTAGATGAGGCTGCTGTTACTGACATTTTTGCATTACGAGAAGCCCCAACAACTGGCGACCACTGGGCATTGCCCTGCCCAAGGTTTACTGCATGGTTGCTTTGAGTTCCGGCAAGTACTGGAGTTGCCCCGCCAGAGTTTCCGCACAAAATCCACGCTGAATTAGTGCTATTCCACTCGACCTCAACCAGCCCATTCGCGGCAATCTCTCCCCCCTGTAGTGCCTGATTAGCATGAGAATAAACTGGCGCGGATGCTGATCCGTTTGGCGAAAATGTTGATGCACCGGTATTGGCTGTCTTCGCTTTAAAGGTCAGCCTGATACCATCAGCAATGGTCGGTAAATTTGGCAGATATGATGCCACATAGGCATTGGCAGAACCTGTATCGGATGCAAATGTCATTGCGTTTCGCTGAATTCCATCAACAAGACCTGATACGGGCAGGAATGGTGCGTTAAGCGCAACCGCGATATTTGCTGAAGTTATTGTTGTAGCCCCTTGGGCAACAGTGATAACCCATGCTTCGGTATAGCCTGCATCTGCGGATGGTGTTGTTTGTGTACCAGTAATTGCTGCCACACCAGATTTTAAAGAAACAACACAAACACCCGTTCTGGCTGTGTACTGAGCAACGCCTGAGTTATTTGGCCCACTGTATGCCTGTGATGGATTTGCCGCATTGTAGTAAGGTAAAACCGTCGCGCCAGTATCAACATCCTGATAAGCGACTTGAATTAAATAATTGATACTCTGTCCTGCTGTTGTTGGCGCAGTCAAAGTGAAAGGTGTCGTGGTAAGAATTACCCCTTGTTTAAGAATGGTATTAACTGTATCCGCTGGCAATGATGAATATGCCGTATTATCGATATTTTGCAGGCTATAAATTTCACCTCTGGCAATATTAATTATCATAGATGCTGGACTGCTAGCGGTGCAGGAAAGTCCACGTAAATAGGTGTTCACTCCCATTACCGTAGAAGCTAATTTGGCAATCCCGATCATTGCGTATTTATTTGTATTTAACAGGTCGGTTTCTAGTGGAATTGCACCTGGGTAGACAATTTGACGATCCATTAATTTCTCCAAAGAATAGGATATCGACCGAGATGTATATTTCTCAGTTAATTAGATTAAGTGTGGTTATTAATAATTTATTGCAAACGAACCCAAACGATAGTGCCTTCCATTTTCACCGCCGCGACAGCTTCGTAGACCTGAGCATCAGTAATAAAACCAGTAATCATACTTTGAGACGAATACTGCCCCCTGGACGGAATACTGTAACCTGATGGTGTAGAGCCATAGCCAGTTACAAAAGGTATCCCCGAACCCGCAGGGCGAAATGCTGTGACAAATGCCTGATAAGGGATCATCAATGACCCATAGCCCCCCGCCATGCCGTAACCAATCGCTGGGCCACCATAGGCTCCCGTATCTTCCGGTCTTTGAGGTTCAAAAATGATAGGTTCCCTCCCTGTCATTTCTGTCAGAATATCTATTATTGCCTGCCTAGTTCCTCTCTCTCTGAATAAATTAATCTTTATTTGATTTCTAAATACGTCATCCGTTTGGCCGGATTTTCGTTGCAAACTATTACCAAAGAAATCATATGCAGTTATATCTAACCAACCATCCGTAGCTGTATTTATTCTGGTTTGCATGACGGCATATAAATACAGTGTATAGCACCATGCTAATGAGTTCGCACACGCAACAATAATTGCGTCAATGATTTGATGTTCATCACCAAACCATGAAGGCGGTAATAGTGCTTTAATTCTTTTCTCAATATCTTGCTGGTCACCTTTTGCCATTTAACTCACCGCTATTGTACCGGCCCGAATAACTTGCCGTTGAGTTGCTGCAAGGTCAGAGGTTCCGCTATTTAAAGTCACCCCGGATACATTTATTACTAATGGGCTGGCCCCATAGGCAACGGTGGCCAGTTGTGTAAATGGCAGTAATTGGCCTAATGACAAACTGGCTATGTAAGCCTGCAATGCCGCGTTTACCAATGAAACAATATCTGAGTGGTTGCCGGATGGGTCAGTAGTAATAACCATAGAAACATTTGCAGTTACTAAGGCTGGCCCGAATACACCAAATGTAATGGTGAATCCGCGCACCGCGTCGATAGCTGAGTATGCCTGAGCAAGAAAAGTACTTGATGGAGATCCGCTTCCGTCATCAACGACTGCATAGAAATAGCCAGGCTGTAGTGTGCCGTTATAGGCATAGTTTTCTGTCAGCGTATAAGTCACGCCATTCTGCAAACTTAAAATTGCATAACCTATAGCAGAATTGGTTGCTTTCGATAATGACGCTATCCAGAGCACAAATCTGGCCCTGGCTGCCGAGTCAGACTCTTCATCTTCACCATTGGCAAATGTCATCGCATTGGTAACGGTATCAATAAACTGGATAGACCCGGAAATGATCGTTATCGTTCCGGCCTGCGCATTCCCGTCAGCACCTGCAATGTTCGCCATCACAGGAACAGCCAGTGAATTAACGCCAGGCAGAAGAACGTAGCCATCAAGCGTGGGGCTATAAGTAGCATTTGCCGTATCAACCATAACTGTAAATGCTTGAGAGCCATCGGTAGTTGTTACTTGTGAGCCAATGGGAATGATTGCCTGGTTTGTCGAGGTGAAGCGGCTGAATGTAACCTGACCTGTAGCCTGAACTGCTGATAAACGGACAAAACCAAAATCAGCAAGCCACGAATCCAAATCCTCGCCAGAACAGGTTGCCGCACGGGTAGTCACCAATAAAGTAACGATAAGTTGCTGAATCCACTGTGCTACACCTGCGTTTGATTCAACAACTGCTCGCAACAAACTGCCGACTGATAAATCAACCAAACCCGCGGCGCGGGACTGCATGGCTGTTACCTGGTCACTTACCAGTTCCACGAAAGATTTAATATTGAGAGATGCCACGCGATTACCTCGTCACGTCAAAACTAAGAGTTTCAGGTATGCCTGATACGGCATCGGTGTATTGAATAAATACGCTGACACCTTCATTAATCAGCGTTAGCGTAATTTTGGGAGCTGGTGTTTGTGCGACGCAATCCTCAAGTAACATTTGCCCTCTAATCAATGCCTCCCATTCGTTTTTATTAACCGTTTGCCCAATCTTCTGCCCAAGACCTGCGCCATATTCAGGATGAAAAATATACTCATCTGGGTTGGTCATTAGTCGGCGCAATATCCGCTGAGTACCACGCTCTGAGCCAGTGACTGGGCGCAGGTCTCCCGTGGGTGACTTGCTAATGTCGCCACCTATAAAGTGATAGAGGTCATACATAATTTAATTCGGGGCGTTGGTATTGTTCCCCGCTCCATTTTCTCGGTGGGTGTGAGTCTTACCGCTAACACCGTTAGCGATCACGTCAGTTTGACCAGTAATGGTACCCGTCGCTGTCACGTCACCAGTAATTGAGCCGGTGGTGCCACCTGCGGTGTTCTGTGCAGTGAACCCACCATTCATCGCTGTGAGTTGCGTCACTGTAAGTGTGTTATCCATCTTTACAGGGCCAATAAAGTGATGAAGTTGGGCGGTATAAACTGCATTGGTATTTGCTGTTATAAAAACCTGTCCATCATTAAGAAACTTCACCATTGACCCTGATTCATGGACTACCCAGAACTCACCGGATGGTGGCCCAGGGCAACGGTCAACATCGTTATAGTGTTGCCCACTGCCTGAACCATTGCTGATATTGCCCGAGTCAAAATCGATTTTTATCGACGCACCAATCATTGGCCCGGCAGCCAATCCCCATCCATTCCCTACCCAGGGAGAATCGAGCGGTATCCAGCCTGTTTCTGCGCCATCCGGCTGTAACACCACTTTTATTGCATACTCAACCGGGTCATATGAGGTGATTATCCCCTCTCTGGTGCCGGTAAATGACGCCCCCGCCTGCTGCGCCCTTCCCGCCATAGCGTTTAATAATGATCTCACTGCGATACCTCCAGCGCTGGACTGCGATTCTTACCACTCACCGTCATTGTGTAGCCTGTATCCCAACTCAATGTCCGGCGAACACTTTCACAGTAATAGAGTTGGTCAAACGGGCTGGCAGTCCCTTCAATGCGAACCATCACTTGCGGCGTTAGTTGGTTATCCCCTGCTGTGGAGCAAGAGAATTTCATCTCCTGATCAACAATGGTTCGATAAATAGACTGGGCCAGTTGCATGGCCGTTTCTGGCGTGAGGCCATTTCGAATAACTCGGTAAACATTGGTTTTAGCCACTGCTGCGCCCGGCGTAATACCTTTTGCATATTTGGGGAATGAGGCCATGAATTGCTGATTTTTTCGCTTTGAATTCCAGCTGAGCACCTCAACGGTTATCCCCTTCGAAATGGTCAGTGCACGAGAAAAAGACAGGTCATCACTGGTATTACATTGCGGATAAGAAAGCATCCCGGAGGGCTGCCAGCGGATCACATAATTATTGCTCGTAGCAGGGTCAACGCTGGGGCCAAAGTAAAGGCTGTCACCATCAACATACACAGAGAAATTCTCGATGGCCGCCAACGTAGTGAGCAAATCCCATTCTGTTTGCTCGCCAGTTAAATGCGCAGAATCTATCTGGAAAAAATCCCCAAATAATCCGGTTGTTTTGGTAACCACTGGCTTTAACCCATGTCGATTAGCCAATATGGTCGCTATCTGTGAACTGGTGTAGTTCTTGAAGCTTTCCCCGGCTGATTTGGCATCAATAAACAGCGAAGTAAAGTCACGCCCATCAATCTGTATTTCAAATCGGGCCGGGTCAAAACGCCAATTATCAATATTGCCAATAATCAGCTTTTTCTCGTCGGTACCTGACTTGGTAGTTATTGATGCAGACAGCTCAACTCTAATCGTTGTCTGTGTCGCCCAGAAGTTTAGCAACCCCATATCGGATGGCATTGCAGAGGTGGCTAGCGTTAAATTAAAAGTAGAAGCACCACGAAACGAGTTATCTTCAACATCGAAAGCAACAAAAGGCACCTCTACCCCATTCAAAAGACAACGCCCGGATATATGCCGGGCGCTGGAGGTAATGATCGGGTTGTTTACATCCATAACTAACTCGTTGGATTGGATGGAATGGCCAGGGTATTAATACCGGTCAATTGCGGGTCAGTCAGGTTGTTAGCTGATGCGATGCTATTCCATAGTGAAGGGTCGCCGTACTGATCTGATGCCACCTGGTACAGGTTACCGCCAGATAATGTAATTGAGCGTACCCCGTCAGCTGTTTGACCTGATGTGACATTTTTATTCAACCGTCCGAGAACATTTTGCAGCTGGTAAAGCGCTGGCGTCCGCGTGGTCAAGTCTGCTTGCTGAAGTAAATTACTGATGGTTTTTGATATTGGATTACCCGGCACCAAGCCACCGAGTGTCGTAATATCATTAGCCGCTGCTTCAAGTTGGTTAATTGACTGCTGAACCAGTACTTGAGCGGCAATAATTGGCCGCACGATAGTTTGCACCGTTCCAACCACCGCATGAGCAATATCCTGAACCTGACTAACAGCGCTCTTCACTGCGGTAACGGCATCAGTAACGCTTTGTATGTCGATGATGTCAGACAGCCCCAGCGCCTTCCCTACGTCGCTATTGACCAACGCATCCAGCGCGCCAGTGAGCGCATCAACTCTTAACGGGGCATCATTACGCGACACCACAGCCACTTCAATCGTGTACGGACGCCGGTAGATAAAATCATAAGACGGTGTAAACGAAGTGATGACCACAGTGAAGCTGTAACCGTCCAACGTCATAATGACCTGGTCGCCTGCATCACGCATACGCTCCAATGCCATAACCCGATCATTTGACTGAGCACCTGTGATGATGCCACTCCATGTCAACGGGTCGTATTCAGTGCCGAGAACGTCAATGGTTCGCTTCCCGCCAATCATCTGGTGAATGACGGTTTTCTGTTTGCCGGGGAACGCCAGATGGGTTGGAACTTCAAAGCCTAAAAACTCAAAATCACCCAGTATTAACCTGGTGACAGTCGGATCTAACCCCTGCGCGAAGTTATTCAATGCGCTGATAAACGACATGGCAACTCCGTTAATTGGTAGAAAGTGAGCTTACTTGCCCTGGGTAGACCATGAGCATGGATGAATCAAAAGCACTGGTGCTCGCTGGCGGTCTTGAGGCTTCTTTCCCCATACCATCCATAACAGTAGCAACGATTACCTTTCGCCCCTCATGCGTCATCAATAGATTAACTGGCTGACTGTTACTTGAGGCTGGCTTTGGTGGTGGTGCAGGATATTTAGTGGGGTTTATTAAGCGGCGATATTCATCCGCCGCATTGGGGTTGGTAACGTTAAATGATGAACCACCCTTGCTTGCAGCGGCGGTAGCTGCTTTAAAGTCATCATCTGTTTTGCCGTTCTTGTACCACTGGTAAACCTCATAGGCTGAATAGGCAGTTACAGCAACGAGTATCCCAGTAATCAATGCTGGCAAGCCACCAAGGGAAGCCGCCAGACCAGTTAACCCAGTAGTAGCGTTCGCCCCTATTAATGTATTTACACCCCAACCAACTAATTTAAGTGGGTCTATGAGTGCACTTGCTGCATGTTTCACCACCCACATTCCACCGCTTAGAGCGGCAAACCCCGCCACTGCTAATGCTGTCTGACCAACTAATTTAGCAAGGTCAGGATGTTTTTTTGCTGTATCTGTCAGTTTCTGAAGTGTCGTACTGAGGAATTCAAGTCCGCGAGTAAAGGTATCAAGTAGCCCACCATCTTTACCCATAGCGAGTTGCAAGTTTTCCCATTTTTTATTGAAATCTACCATCTTGCCACTGTAGGTGCCGCCGACTGCATTAGCTGACTCATCCAACCCCCTGGCTTTTAAAAATGCCTGCTCGGAGTGGTGTATTAGCTCTAATTGTTTATCAATTAGATTCAGCATCATCCCGCCAGTATTACCACCAATTAGGGCATTTTCTCGCTGTACTTCAGATGGTGAAAGTCCTCTCTTTTTATACGATGGTAATAGTACTTTTTCATAGAATGCAGCAGCGCCTTCATAAGATAAAATATCAGCACCAACTAATGGGTTGCCTTTGAATCTTTTAATTCCCCCCATTTTATTCAATTCAACTTTGCTTTCGTCCCAAATACCGCTGGTCATTAAATTGTGAACAACTTGATTTGGTAGCTTAATAATACCGTTGAGGCGGCTATATAAAGTCCGGTTTGCAAATCCTGCTGTGCTACCTTTCATTTCGCCAATGATCGGCTCTAAACTGGCAAACAAGGCTTTGTCAGATAGATTTTGAGCTGATGTGCCAGCCCTAGCCATAAACTGGCGATATTGGCTAAAATCAACGTTGCCACCAGATGATTGTATGGCTTTAAAACTGGCATTCATCAGGGAGTTAAATCTTTCAGGGCTTTTCAGGCCGCCAGCTGTTTCAACGAATCTCAACATGTCCATTTGTTTTGATTCAGTCATCGCCTTGGCATGCTCATCAAGCCCGGTCATTGCGTAATTCATTTTAGCCATGACAGGAGCTGCTAACTTTGCTCCCCGAAGTTGTTCTTGTAACGTTGATGCACCAGACTCACGGAATACCCCTTGGGCCTCAGTAAGGTAACGAAGCATGTCGGTGTTTGAACTGCCCGTGATTTTAGTGGCAGCAGCGTATTTTTCCGCATCTTTAAGTGCGACGTCACCAAGTCCATACTGATTGAATTTTTCAGTAATTGTCTGATACTTAGCAGCCTGTTCCACAAAACCATCAAGCATTTTAAAACCAAGATAACCAGTAGCTAAATTTGTCATTCCATCTGCGTTGGTAAATCGGCCACTGCGATTATTTGGCGGCACTCCACCGCCACCGCCATTACCGCCGCCGCCCCAACCACCCGGAGGTATCCCGTTCTTCCAACCATTCATGCCAGAAAAGCCACTACTTCCGGAGGGGCCAGGAAGACTAAGCATTCTACCCCCGCCACCAGAATACCCCCCCATTCCACCGCCGCCAGACGCAGAAGCTGCCACTGCGCCAACGGCAAGATATGGCATTAGGTTAGCGCCTGACACTTTTGGTGCATTTCGCACGGTGTCATTCATTCTCTTGGCGTTATCTGTCGCATTTCGCATGGCAGTTGAGTATTCGTTTGCTCCTCTAGTAGCAGAAGAGAATTGATTACTCATAGCTTTATTCATGCTGCTAACTGCACGTTCAGCTTCCTTGGCAGACGACGTTATTGATTTTATATTCTTTGCCATCTGGATGAATTTCTCATTCAGCTTAATGGCATCTCTACTAACCTGAATCAGGCTGCGAGTTATTTGATCATCAAGTGCCAGCCTTACGGCAACACGATAAGCTTGGGTATCCATAAGGGGCCTCGATTTTAGGCAATAAAAAACCCAGCACAAAGGCTGGGTTACTGTTTTAACCAATCTAGTTATTTCACCGGCTGGAGAAAACCAGTAAATGCATACCATGTTTCCCCAGACCTTGGCTCGACTAAAGATACAAATAGCTTTCCTTTTTCTGGAAAACCAGGAATTAGATAATCATCAAAAGCCACTATCTTCATTGGTCTAATGGAATAGGTAATGCATGAGCCATTGGATAGCTGATATGTATCTGGATTTAGCCCTTTATCCATACTCTCACTAATAATTCTTGAAGCGATAGCCTTATCTAGCGTTCGACAAACCCACCCGCCATCCTTAATTTTGGCTTTATCTCCTATTCTTAATTCTGACGCGCTTGCGGTTGAAGTTAATAAAATGACAGCTAGCGAAGCTAAAACAATTTTCTTCATCATTCCCTACCATTTAAAAGTCAATCCTACTTTATTTCACAAGCAGAAATAAATTTATCTATTGCTTTCTTTGAACCAGATACGTTAGCTGAATATGATTGCTTAACATCTATTTCAGGAACACTTAAGCCGACGATTATTTTTGATTTCGCCTTACTCGCTTCCTGCATGATTTTTAAAATCGACTCCCTGTCATTGGTAGTAATTTCTGAATATTCACTATTTCGCTGTGATGTCTCACCGTCAATATTTATAATTGCGCCAGAGTCTATCTTCACAACCATTTTCACAGGAATCTTCAACTTTCCTAAATCTGGTGACTTCTCAATATATGAGAATGAAAGTTCGTCTTTTGTGCAATCAAATACAAATGCCTGATCACCGCTGTAATCATTGAGCGAAACAAACATTGTTGCTTTTTCACCACCACTGAATACATCGTCATCTGTGCTAGTCACCCACTGAGCGGAGGCGCTGAACGAAGTGAAAATCATAAAAATTGGCAATAAAATCCAAGCTTTTCTCATATCCCAATCCCCCACCATTTACAAATAGAAACATCATAGCAGGGGATGGCTGCAAGGCAACGCAAAAAGAAGAGCCTATTTCCCTGCTCTAGTGGATACAACAACCTCTTCTATAGTGGCCTTCATGTGCTCCTCAAGCGTAACCTTAGCATTCTGTCGAAGCTTATTAATGGCAGTCATTTGCTCCGTTGAAAGTGACTTCTCCTGCTCCGGAGTTGGCCCAATGGTATTCACCCAAATATCTTCCTGAATTCGACAATGATCCAATGCATTGTCAAATATATCCTTGGATTTCTTATCTGTTGAAGAAGCCTGATGTACTGCGTATTCCACTATGCAATTACTAAATGATGCTGAACTTTCTTCTAGTCTGTCAGGAGCTTCAGCTAGTGAATAAAATGCTGGTAAAGCAAAGGCGGCTACTAAGATAAGTCTCATCATAATTCCCTTTAAGTAAATATGGCTATCATAGCAAGCTAGGGTGAAAAGCAAAATGGCGAGGAATAAAGTAAACTGCCTACTTGCAATACTTGCTCTCGGCATCGCTGTAGATTTCGTTGAGCCCATAAAACGCTGACAGCATCTTTTCGTTTGCTATTAATGGATATATTGGCTTCAAATTAACCTTAGAAACTTTGGTGGGGTGATAAACAAATCGAGTACCCACCTTACTGCCAGCGCGACTGGTTCCTGATGCAATACCGCAAACACTTACAGTTTCACCAGGGTGGATTTTCAAGTCCGATAGCGTAACCGGCTTCTCCCAGTCAAAAATTCCCCCACATATCTTCATTGTCATCTTGTCTGCTTGCTCGCCAAATTCCTGTTCTTTTTTTTTGCATAACTTCAGCACACGGTTCTCTGCCGTTGAAGACTGCGATTTTCTCTACAACTGCGGAAGATACATCCTCCTCCAGCTTTTTGTCGTTTACACCATTACACCCAGCAAGAGTCACAGATAAAGCGACCAAAAAGTAGCGCATATCCCTATCCATCAATAATAAAAAATCATGGTATCAGAGGATATAACAAATGCAAAAACCCACCTGAGTGGGCCAGAATGCAAAAACCCGCCGGAGCGGGTTCTATTCTATTTCCAAGATTATTTCTTTTTCTTTTTCTCTTGTTCTGCTCTTTCTTGTCTTTTATCTGACCGTCCAACAACAAATATTCCTGCAAGGGCAACAAGCTCTGCGCCAAGCAATAAAACGGCGTGTCCATAAGCCCCAGCGGAGACCATCTTTAACGCTATGTATGCGAATATAAAAACGCATACCATGGCAGAAAGTTGTCCACCCCTATCTTTCCAGATGGCACCAGATAAGGAACGGCGGCCCTGATCTTGCCTGAATTGTTGTGCGCTTTTTGCCATATCGACAATTTCTTTAGCTAATCCAGGAGTTATGCTCTCATACCTAGCAAGTTCCTCTGCCTCAGGAAGAGGCCCAGACCTATGCGTTGAAACCTGCATCATCAAGCCCAAAGCTTCCGGTCGATTAGCCAGGCGCTGAATTACCTCAGGGTTATTCATTACTTCATTAACTAAAAGCTCAGTCTTCCCATCCTGCACTTTACGGGATGGGTGGGATGGGTTGGGCTGGTTAATCAATTGAGGTGGAGACTGCTTAGTTTTGACTGGTGGTCTGGAGTTCTTTCTTCGAGTCATAGTTTCTCATCGAATCCTTGATGTAGTCACCAACTGATATCCAGTCACCATTGAGCAACTCATTGTCTGACGGTATGTTACGGAATTCTTTGTAGTCATCAGCAGGACAAATATCAAGAATTGAACCCATTGAGCGCAAGATACGCTTAGTAGCTTTTTTCATTTGGGTATCCTCCTACCTAGGCTTAATTATATCGAACCACTGAACACCAACATATCAGCAGTTATCCCGAGCTATAACCACGGTTATTTATACAGAGTGTATAGCCAAGGCGATATCTAATCAACTTTGTGTTGTTTTCTTATGCTGTTTATTGCTCGATATCGAGCCGTGAAAAGGTGTAAATTGAGCACATGTATATACACACTTAAAGTTATCGCCTTACCATGAGCTTTGCATCTCGTTTAAGTGGCTATCAATTTTACATTTTATTTTGTGCTGTTTTTAGTTCGCGTGGAGGCTTCTGTTAACTTTAACACAAACTAAGGTATAACCTCGGAGCACGGACGCGCCAGTGAGCACTTGGTAGATAGAAAGAAAAAACCAATAGGGATTCAACACAATAATAAGGGAAAGAAAAATGGGCGAGTCAAATAAATCACTATTTATAGTCATATGGGTAATCACGTTCTTCCCTTGCTACCGGATGGCAAGAAAAGCCGGGTTTGGATGGCCGATGGCTATCTTGTTATCCATTCCGGTCATCCACTACATTACACTATACTTCTTCGCCTTCAGAAAGTGGCCGACCTTGCCTAACGCATAACAATACGCCCACCTGAGTGGGCTATTAAGTGCACGGACGCGCCAGAGGGTTACAGGTCAATATGCCTTGAACCCTTTCATTATGCATGAGCCAACGGTATCCATTAACTTATCTATTTTTCGCACATATGCTGGGCCTATAAATGGACGTGGTGGAATATTAGATGTACCGACCTCCTGATATAAGCCGATATCGCTTTTCGTACCGACGATGGCCGCCAAACCAACTACTTCGCTTTGAATGCTGTCTCTGAGTTCTCCCGACCTCAATAGCGGCTCATTTTCACTGTATCCAGCGCTGGCCCGAGACGCCATTGTGCTTTCAGCTAATGGATCCCACGCATTAAAAGAACCGACAGCAGGTTGGTAAACGCCAAGTTCCTCTTTGGCAGTTTTCTCAATTTCTTCAACCACCGCTTTAAACCCCACCTCCAGCTCAATACGAATGGCCTTTGATGATATGGTTATTTCACGCGCGAAACCTTCGAGATCCATTATTTGTTCTCCTCAAATCGTTTTGTATTCCAATTGAAGGTGCTATATCCCTCGTATTCAGTAAACACAACAGACATCGCAAAGCTTTCATGAGGGAGTAACTCAGAAATATTAAATACCACGCTAAAAGGAACCCCGTTCTTCACAAGCCAGCATTGATTGCGAAAATCGGGGTTCTGCGCTAGTTTTTTGCAGCGGAATCCTGAGCTAATTGGCTTCCAGCTTGCTTGTCCGCCTCGGCTTCTGCTTGAAGATATTTAGTGACAGCGCTCAAGCCATCTTTACCCAGGACAGTTAGCATTGAATCGATTTGTGCTGGATTCATTGGCACAGAATATTCATCACCATCAATGCTTTCTACGGCTGCGGCGGGCATCACATACATATTCATATACATAAAGTTGATAGCATGCTCAGCACCAGCGGCGCAAACGATCCTCGCCTCTTGAAGTGCATTTAATTCACGGATTTTAATGACTCGACCGCGTGAATCCGTAATCTGTTTCAACTTTTCTACTTGTTCAACCGGAGCCACACCACTCTTTATTTCATTAACAGTTAACTTAGCCATTCTTATTCCTATTGTTTATCAGCCCACTTTCTTACGACGGTTAGCAGTGAATGCGAGCGTTTGTTTAATTGTCTTGTCGCCCTCTTTATTGCCTGGATCTGTCAGGTGGAAGGAAACATTTTCATATCGATAAACACTTACAGTGCCGTTTGATTCCTGAATAGTTTCGGTGATTGAGCCGTTTTGCTGGTCAACGCCATTGAAATAGTTTTCTTCCCATTGCGCCCAAAAATCGTCAAGAGTGGCATCCATCCTTTCGGCGTCAAATGAACCTTCCCAACCGGCAGGGCTTTGCAATGTGTCCGTAATACCGTTAAGCGCGGTGATTTTGTTGGTGGTTAATTGTGGCTTAGAGTTGAATTTTGTAACTTTAGGGATGCGTAATCTGCCCGTTGGCGTATTGATATCCACGGCGACATCGCGACCAAGACTGTACCCAAGTTGCGGCATGGTATTACTCCAAAAAAGAAACCCCGCCGAAGCAGGGTTAGAGGTTTACTTAACGGGGTGCGTTTGAAACCGCAATAGATACGCTGCCACCGCCTTCCAAATTACACAGGAAGTAGCGGACAACATTGAGGTATTTCACTTGAATGTCAGCTTGCATGTAACCGAGAGCAACGCGTGAGTCTGGGTTGTTTGCTGCATCAATCTGCACAGAGAATGCTGGCCCACCATTCGGATCGCCAATCATGCCCTGCCCTTCAAGGTTCGAAAGAAACGACTCCATGGTGCTTTTTGTTTCGCGACGCAAATCACCCGTTTGGTTTTCACCCACGACATAACCAAAGCTGGCAGCCAGTGTCAGCGCCAAATAGTTGGTCATGCGAGTGTAGGTATCGTCACGTTGTGATTGCACCGAGCTGGTATTAAGCCCTGAACGCATACCAAAGTAGTTCCCGCCCGGGCATGGGTTGGTAATGACATCCAATCGCGCCGAGTTAATGGCTCCAATTTCTGGCAGGGAATACGGCTGACTCGCCAATGAGCGTTGAGTGGCCACAATATTGCTAATGCGTTTATTCAACGTCGAAATATGTGGCGAGCGAGATGAAATGTTTGCAGCCTCGAAAGTCGCTGGCGCAATCATCCGGTTAATACCATTCACGGTATCTTTCCAGTAAGCCCAGTCACCAACCAACACTTTGGTGTGCCAATCATCGACACCCGCCGTATTCAGTGTTGTTGAGGTTGAGGCATAAGTGGTACCAGCTGAAGTTTGAGTAACCGCGTAAGAACCTTCATTACTGGCAAAGGTGCTCATTGTTGGCCAGGCTGTAGGGTCAGTAACATCAACCAGGTTAATCACCTGCGAGTTAGTTCCGCGCAGCGCATACATACCTTTACGGGTTGTACTGGTGCCATCTGTTCCCAGCAAGACCGTATCGGTAATGGTGGTTGCTCCATCTGTGCCGCCAGTCAGCGTATAGGTCTGCGTGATATCTGGCGCTGCGGTACTGGTGCCAATCGTAGCCACGGCTAATTGAGATGCCCCACGTACACTGGTTTGCCCACGGTTGACTGCATTAACCAGATTTGTCCAGAATGCCGCTCCCGCCCCTGTCAAATTATCGAAGGTTTCTGAATTCTGTCCGGGCAAGTTAATGACCAGTTTAAACGATCCCACGGCGGTACCTGTGACAATGGCAGCCTGGATAGTGTTACCACGCGTTCCGCTGTAAATGGCAGTCAGGGTGGCCCCGGTTACAGGGGTTTCTGCGACATCCTTCAGTATTGCACTCGCAGCAACGTCCGTGCCGTCAGTCACGCGAACTGCATTGATATTCGCTGCGCCAAGCTCCAAAGAAATTGAAACTGCGGTTGATAGGTCATACTTTCGGACTTGAGGTGAGCCAAGATAAAGAGACTGGGCGCTTGCTGAGCCAATCAGAAACGGACTATTAACCGGCCCCCAACTGCCAATGCCGACGATACCAAGCCCATCAGTTGCAACGCCGTTGATATAACGTGTTCGAGGTGCAATCACCTGGACATATAAGTCAGGCGCGGTGAGTGCGGTTGTATTCAAACTGCCAGCTTGATAAATCGGCATGGCTATCTCCAAATAAAAAACCCGCACTTGGCGGGTTCTGGTGTGGAATTAATGAGGATTTACAAGGCGCGTTTAATTACATAGCAAGCCAACTCGCCGCTTAATATTTCGGTGATAGTTTTTGCGTCAGTAATTTCTTGCCCGATGTCGTAGTCAGCAAACGCATTGCGCACAACCAGGATAAAGCCAGGGGTAGAACCGGTTGCCTTTGCTGTGGTTGACGCAACAACAGGCGCGTCAGTCTTTTCTGCCATGATTTACTCCTGATCGTTAAATTTGCTGATTCAGTCCGTTGGTATTCATCACTGGTGCAATGACAACTGGAGCTGTTGATGTTTGAGTGGTTGCGAAGTTAATGCTGTAGATGATGTCTCGTCGGTAAAGAAGGTATTTCTCGGTGCTATCACTGTCGAATGATCTGGAGTAGAGAAAGATACCGGGCGACCCATCAGGAAATGAAACATTACTGGTTTCAGCCAGCGCAGAATCCAAAGCTGAACCAATGACATCACGCAACGTGGGATTAGGCGACCAAACCGTTACCTGAAAATCCTTTTCCTGTCGTTTCAACTCACGAACCGCCGTACCGACGCCTCCAGCCCTAAAGATAATCTCACTGGCACCGGCAACAGTGATGACTGGCCCGGAGCTGGTTGCACCAGTAATCATCATCGCTAATGCGGTTGCAATGGTTGTCAACGTGTCACCTGACTGGACAGCGTATTGGTGCCCGGTCTTATTAACCAACAGGTATACGTTTTGTGGCGTATTTATCGCCCCTGATAGCGTTACTGTTGTCTCAGAGATATCGCCAGTAATGGTGGGCGTGCCCGGCGTTACTATTCTGAACGGTCGCCCAATCTCCGTACCCATTTTCCGCTCTGTTGGAAGTGGATAAATAGAGATATGCAACCCGCCGGATCTCAAGTCTTTTTCAAGTACATTAGGCACTGGCCAGCCGGGATAGACTTTCACATTCACACCGGCAATGCTCGGCTGACTGGTTCCGTTAGGGTAAATAACCGCTGCTACTTTTGAGGTAATCAGGTTTCGCGCATCAGATTGATCTGCCATATCACACCATTACCTGCATAGCAGTTACGCGCCAGCCCATATCCGTAAGCTCTGCGCTTGAAATGACGTAACGCCGCTCGATATCATCTGTAATGATGTCACTGGTTCGCAGAATTAAGCCGTTATACGCGGGAAGCAGGATGGCAAACCATGGGGTTTTAGCATCACTAGGCAAATTCACTTCATTCCGCTCGCCTTTAGTTCCTTGCAAAATGCTGGCAGGCCAACCAGACATCATCACCACCTCATTATCTACCGTTGCCCCGCCATACCCTACCTGCCCCACTCCCGCCTCCATGCTGCCGCGCAAAACTGAGATGGTGCGATTCGTTTGCACACAATAAATCGGTAGCGTGTCTTGCATCGCCGCAACAAAGTAACTGCCTTGATGCCCAACAAGAAAATCACCGGGCGCAAAGAGTCTGGCATCAAACAATCCAAGCCATGTTGCCTGCCCGTATTTGTTCGGGGCGCTGTAGTTGAAATTGGTGGTAAATGAAGCCGGTAAAGTTTGAAGGGATACTGTATTTAGTGGGTCATTGGGTGATGAGGCGCGAAACTGCTGGTATGGGTAACCTATTCGCTTTGCTGCCTGCCCGTAGCCTTTATAAATCTTAGCCTGAAGCTTTGGCCCGTCCAAATTCACCCCCTGACAATGCGCGTCCCACCCGGCCCAAGTGATGGCCCCGGATGAATGCCAATGAAGCCACACAGCTCTCGCCGCCAAAGACGAAAGAGCTTCATTCTGTCACTCACTTCGTTTTTGTTGTGATACCAAACAGCAGCCTGGTCTGTATCTAGGTTTTCACTGGAATCAGTTACCGCCTCTTCCAGAACAGAAATTTTAGCCAAATAATTAAGCACCGTAACTTCCTCTTCTGGTCGAAGTGAGGTTAAACGATGCTGTAATGTTTGCCATGTACCAGGCGATACCCAGCCATAAGCAAAATCACGGCTACTATCAGCAGTGGTATCCCCGAGCATCGGGTAACCCAAATAGCGCCTGATATCGGATACTTGCTGATCTGTTAGCATTATTTAGCCTCTACCCAGCCACCTGAGTAATAATTAGCCACTTCATCAGGGTGGACTTGGGCGCTATGTGGCTCGTCATACCGATCTGCATCGCGGGTCATCATGACGTACAGAATTTCAGGTTGTACATCTGGCAATAGCGTTTCATCGGTAGTCGAAGGCTGAGCAGTATCTGCATCAGCAACCACGGCAGGTTGTACATCTGGTTTCTTAGCCATTTAAACTCTCCGTAAATCGCCGCCAGTTTCCCAGCGGCCTTTTTGATTAACCCAACAGCAACGCTGTGTGAGCTGGCTTAATGTTCTGGCAGCCCCATGCAGCGGCAATTTCGTAGCGAACACGACGGTATTGCTTGTACATGGAAACTTCGAATGCCATACCGGTACGAGGGTCTTGGAGCATAATGCGGTCACTGGCCATATCGCCTTCTTCCGGCAATGCTGGGGCGCGAGTCGCAAGCACAATTGCCGAGCGGCTGAACGCAAAGTTAGCGACGAACGCAGAGGCAACAGTAATTGTTGACCCTGAAGCTACTGCGGCTCGCAAGCCAGGTGCACCAATCGTGAATGAACCGCCAGACAGCGCAGTTGTAACCACGTACTTATAAGCACCGATAGTCACAACATCACCAGCAATGATGGTGCCAGTGCCTGTTTGTGCAGGGATAGTGGTTGCACCAACAGTAAGAGCGCCGTTAGTTACGTAGCTTGCGCCGGTGCCTGGTACATGCTGAGCTACTCCAGCAGATTCACGGACAGTGAAACCATGCAACTCCAGTAAAGTACCCTGCGCACGTAATGCGATAGTCCCAGCCTCGTTTGCTTTAGTCAGCTGTGCCAGGGTGCGAATGTTCGCGCCTGCTGTGGTGTCGATAACGCACTGTAAATCACTCAGCGGCGCACCGTTATCAGACAGAATTTTACGAACTTGAGCTGTATCGCCAAGATTAGTTGCGAATGGCGTAGTGCCAGCAGTACCAAAACCGCGAGAGGTTTTGTATGCCAGCAAACCAACATCAACCTCGATCTCATTAACCAATGTACGCATCGCCTGCGCAATTTGGTCACGCCGAATACCGGCATAACCAGGGCCGGTATTAATCCCTTTTTGCTGCTCACCATCCCAGCGGAACGGAACCATGCGAGACTTGGTGATAGTAAATGGGGTGTTGCCAATGTCCTGGTCACCGTCATCAGGTGGTAATTGCCCCGGGGTTACATCTTCGGCAGCAGCGGATGGTGTAATTGGAATTCGAATTGCCTGATTCAAGGATGCACGTTCAGCAGATGCGTCCATTGTCACAGATGGAATGAAACCTGACAGTTCACGGGACACGACGTCCATAGAAGCAAACAGGTCTGGAATAAGGCTGGTTAAGGTATTGGACATCGAGTTTAATTCCTATTAATCGGTGATTTGAACGCCAGCATTAGCCTGCTCGCTCTGCTGTTGAGGGCTGAGTGACTCGAATTGGGCGCGTGAGATTGTTTTTCCACCCGTACCACCATTACCGCCACCAGAACCACTGCCAGAAGCACCGGTTCCTTTCAGTATTTGGTCTTTGTACGGGTAATGCTCGACGAGGATCCCCAACGCTTCATCAAACCCAGCAGGTTCGCCTGGGTTGCTTGCACTGAAAATCTTGTTGCCTGATTTGTCGTAAGCGATGACGCTATCGCCTTCAAGTTTGAAGCTGTCTCCAAAGCGGGCTTCTACCATGTCGGCAGGGATACCCATTTTTTCAGCGATATACTTCGAACGCGCGAAGCTTCCACCTACTTTTTCAGTCACCAACTTAGCGCTAAGGGCATCACGCTCTTGGATAATCGGAGCGTATTTGTCCTCAACGGCCTTGATAGCTTCTGCGCGGACTTTATCGACTTCACCGGCATCCACCAGTTTCTTGTCGTCCAGATTTTTAATAGTTTCGAGAGCTTTTAATGCCAACTTAGGATCTGCAATCCCTTCAAAGGATTTCAGCGCTGTTTCAGCAACTTCAGCACGTTCGCGGTGTGACTTAGCCTCACCGTTCAACCGTGAAATTGTCGCAACGGTACCAACAGCATCAAAAGGAACCTCTTTGCCATCGTCATGCACATAAACAGGCTTGCCATCAGCAACAACTACATGGCCGTTTTCGTCGAGTTTAAGTTTCATTGTGGTCATCCAACCTTTTAGTTGAGCCATCCGGCCCGATGCGCCGTTCTGCATCCGCAGATTTCAGCAATAAAAAAGCCCACGCGGTTGCATGGGCTATTAAGTGGTTTGGTTTGTATTAAGCTGTGAGACTGGTTTTAGTCGAACCCGGTCGAGGCGGTTGAGATTTAATTCTTGTCGCCTCATCATCCCATTTGGTGTCGCCGCTGATCATGCCGCGTCGTTGAATTTCACCAAACAGCGTTTCATTAGAAAGTGCGCCAGCAATATTCATTTCAAGCAACAGTTCTGCCGAGGCTTCAGCCAGTGTTGCCGCACCGAAGTCGCGAAATATTGATATATGGCCGCCCTGTGGTTCGTTAATCCAATCGGCCATAAATTGCAGCGCCTGATTCGCAGCGTCGGTTAAGTCGCCAACAATTCGCTGCAATGCACAGGTACCCGCTTCATTTTCTGCCAGTGTTTGAGCTACGCTGGTTCTGCCAGGCTTTACCACCAGAAGTTCTGCCCCGATTTGCCGCATCTTATCTTCTAAATCAAGGATATCTAACCGACCTGATTCAATGGCTTTGCCTGAGTGCTCAACATATTTCAGGTCAGAGTTATCTTTCTCGGAAATTACTGCACTAGCCGCGCCAACAGTAATCACTTGGTCTTCAGCCATTCCCTTACCAAACAGGATAGGAACCCGAGCAACGTGCAAAATTGTTTGCTGATCGCTCTTTGACTGCCAGTGCTCAACGTTCATGTGAGCAAGCTCGACAAGTGGTGGCCGTGATTGCATATAGCCAATACGGTCACCGTAGACAGGAACAAAGGCTATTTTCTTTAGTGTGGTTATCCCTTCGTCGTGCAATAACCACTCCTTCTCCCCAGTAGTTGCATTTATTTTTTCCCGATAAGTTCGCCATTTACCAATATCAAGAACCCGCACCTGTTCAACTAACTTCTCGGCAAATTCGTTATCGGTCTCCTCGGCTACCATCTCAACAAACCGTAACTGTGTGATAGTTTCCTGCCCATTCACACGTGTTGATTTGTAGTCAAGAAGGCTATCCGCTGAGATAGTTGCAAAGTAAGGCCTTGCTCCAATGGCTTTTTCTTGTGCAATCGTCAGTCCAGCAACTACGGGGGGATGCTCAACGAGAATGCCGCAGATCCCGTCACTGATAGCTGATTCACAGACATCAGCCAGGAAGCTATGTAGGTTACGGCCCTGCATGTCGATATCGTCAAACATGACAGAGATCCGCTGCGGAACATCATCACCCCACGTGACAGGGCGTGAGAATGGCTTACCACTCAGAACTTCAACTGTACGAGCAAAAGCCGGGAATAAAGTTGCGGTATTGAGCCGGTTTTTATAAAAATCATTATCTTCATTGGGCCATTGCGGCAGGTAAATCTTCCCTGCTTTACGCATGGCAGAAGTGCCGCCCCGCAAGGCCATAATCATCGGCCAACATTCGGCGATGGCCTCGATTTTTGCTGACCTCTTGCGAACGTCATCAGTCATTTTTTTGTATCCAATTAAGCTGAGAATTTGCGGACGGTAGTTTTATATTTACGCTGGTTATTCTTCGCTACAGCAAAGTAGCGGAACCCATCAGAGCCGTGAGAGGTGTGATCGTGAAGTGGTTTATCTTTCCAGCATCCGCGCTTGTCGTCCCATTCCTTCCTGTATCCCTCAAGGTGAGTTATGCCTTCAACGCACTTCTCATCATCAAAAACACACTTAGGTAGGATTTCGCGCACTGACTCAATACCGGTATCAACGCCAGTTTTAGGCACCACTTTGAATATCATGGAATAAATCTGCCCGTCGATTTCATAACCTTCCCGCGCTAATTCCTTACGAGACTTGGCATCAGAGCCGAATTCACGGTTTTCGATGTCATGCGGCCCCCAGTGGTCGCCATATGTATAACCTCGGTCTTTCAGCACCTTCATGTAGTGCCGCAGACCTTCGCCTGAGTTTTCGTAGTAGTCGATGATGTGAAACTCTTCGCCAACCTCACGGACAAACCAGATAGCTGTAGAGTCGCCCACGCCAATATCCCAGAACGTGTGAACCGGTAGGTGTGAGTTATCAGGTAATTTGCAGATTCGTTTGTTGGTGTAGATCCAGCGGAACTGCTTGGCGTAATAAGCACCTTCGACTGACTGCTGGAATGCTTCGGCCGGGATAGTGGGATATTCCCGCTTCATATCGTCGCCGAGCGTTTTCTCTTTGGCGTAGTACCAAGATTTCTGGCGCTCGTTCAGGTGAACGCTGTGTTTGGCTTCCATCTCGGCAAAGTAATCAACCAGACGCTGCGGCAAAGCCTCAACCGGGTCGATTGCATACTGCGGATTCTTCCACCAGGAGAAGAAAAAGAACTTCCAATCAAGATTGGAAAGCTCCTTCCCTTTGAGTTGCGCCTTCTCTGCATCCTGGCAGTAATCGTAGAAATAACCAGCGCGACCCTCCGCTGTGCTCTCAAGGGTTATCTTTCCACCCAACGGCACAGCCTCGAAAGCACCAGTTACTATCTCTTTAGCCTTTTCTGGATACTTTGCACATATCTTGCCGAACTCCGAAACGTGCAAGCTGTATAGCGTACCGCCACGAAACGAGGTGGATACCGTTACGCTACCACCTTTATCAAACACATATTCGCTCGTCGTTTCCTTGGTTAAAGGGTTTGCTCGCTTAATATCATCCGGTAAAAGTCGGTAGGCATACTGTGTTTTATTTCGAAACAGGCGCTCCGCATCGGGAAGGGAGTGAGCGATAAGTGCGCACTCCTTTTTATGGAACAGAGCGAGATCGAGCTGGATGATACAAACTTCTGTCGTGAAACCTAATTGCCTTGCCTTTAGGATCACGTTTCGGTCGTGCATGCCGTCGAAATACTCCAATTGCTCAGGAGTCATTTTGAAGGTGACACACTTTCCGTTTTTGTCTTTGATTTTGTAAAGATGATTAAGACGCCAGAACCTGTTCTTTAGCAGCTTTTTCTGTTTATCAGTTAACACAGCCACTCCTTACAGGTCATTATCTCCTATCTCATCCATTACTGACGCTACTGAGCTAATAGACAGCCCACCTGAGTGCTCAACTTTCTGCTTGTTGCTATAAGCATCACCAACTTCTTTCGCGGCCTGTTCCATTAGTTGGGCGGTCATCGCAAAGTTCTTCATGCTCTCAGCCTTCGTCGCCATGCGGTCGAGAGCTCTAAGTCGATAAGCACGATTGGCGATTGGGATGTCGGATATCTCGGTTTGAAAGCGGGAGCGAGTCGAGTTGAAGAGGTCTATCCATTTTTGCCCGAGGTTCTTCGCGATGGCCTTTGTCGGGTCGTATGACGACACCTGCTGAAGAGTCAAAGTGAGGCTGAATTCTTGTTTCACCTGCGCGACCACTTGCGATGGTGTGTCATAGCAGGCCAATGACTGAACTATGAAGGCTTTAACCTCTGGTTTTAGTGCAGCCATTGGTATCCTCCATGACTAACGTAATGTAACTAATCAAGCCAATTTAAGCAGGCACGTCCCGCACGCTCTTGCGATATTGAGATTGCCTACCTCGGGTTTATTATTTGCTGCGTCAATCATCTCTTGGACTTCAACGCTTGCGCCATATCTGCGAACCACACCAACAAACTCTTCAACGTCATGTCCACGCAGTTTCAATACAGGCTGACCTTCTTTGTTGAACTTAGGCGCGCCGAATTCGTCCTTTGCGTGGCAAATGTGATAAAGCTCGTGTTCTATCAGTGCGCAGAAATCAATGTCAGGGCATTGAGCACAATAATCAGCAGCCAGCGTGATGATGAATGTCGGCACATCCCCGAACCATTCATACATCTGTTGCTCCATCCGGGCCTTTTGCCAGCCACCGACCCTCATTGCTACCTGCTCGGCTTGACCAAGAACAGTGCGCCCTTGCTTTTCAAACGCAGATGATGCCCACATGATTTGTATGTCAGCGTCGATTAAGTGACTGTGGTCATGATTGTGTAGTTCGCCATCTTCACTGAGTATTTGACTGTTAACCCACTCAAGCACTTCAGTGGCGGGTACCAATTCAATGTGCGGTCTGAACTCATTGACGAATGATAATGGCGGGAATGGCCGCTTCATTTGAGTATCTGAATTAGCCATAGTGGTCATTCCTGTCTAATGTGAGGAAGGAATGCGCGCACGATCTGCTGTACCAGATAGCAGAAGGTTTCGTTCATGCCATCGTTAGGTGTTGGCACTCCAACATGATTGCAAATATCAAATGCGGTATGACATGCCTCATGCGCAAGTATCTGTGGCTCATGCACGAATACGGCAATAATCATGATTGGAGTTTTCCCTTCCCGATGATGGCTGTATGCAAAACCGTTAAATCCGTTTAAATCGAAACTAAGGCCCAGCCTATCCAGATATTCAATAGCCTCTTCTTTCTCTCGGAGGAGAACTATTTCAGCGCAGTTAAATAGAGGAACTGAATATTTAGGTGGTTTCGGCCATTTGGTTTTAGCCATAACAGAATATTCCACTGGTTGGTAAAGTCTCCCACTCAGTAATGGCGAGACTAACATGCTCAAAAACCTCTATAAGATTCTGTCAAAGGCACTTCATAAGTACTTTTAACAGAATTTTATAAATTCGGCATGATAAAAAACCGCCCAGAGGCGGCTAGAAATCAAGGTTTTGGCATGGGCATCCATCGCTTTACTTGAAAAGTAGAATGCGACGTAACACCTGTAAACCCGAATATGGCTGTCTGAGGCTCCCCAAACTGACCATAACAACCAACAGCTACTCCCTTGTCAGTATCGAGAATAACCATCTGATATATCGGTGGATTTTCTATTTCAATATCTATCCATTTCATAGTGGTTACCATATCAACATTAGAAATTTTAAATTACCACAGAGCTGTAGTTTTGCTAATCATTATCAAGTGGTTGGTATTCAAATGCTTTGTAATGATTGAGAGCCGTTGTGAAAGTGGCTCTCAATTTGTCTTTAAAATCAGTGAGCGAAATTTTGCGCCGGTCATGCTGCCTGATTATTTAACTGCCACGACGCCCACAACCCAGCGATCCACTGAATACCCTTCGGTGTGAATTTAGCCTGGGTAAATGCATGCCCGTTGTTGAGGTTCTCGCCTGTCTTGACTGTGAATCGACCTGAATCGATATGCGGCGCACGAGGTGTCATCTTCCCACCAAGAACATACATAACATTCGAACCAATCAGGAAAGCCCTGAATTCAGGCTCTTTCGCTTTCAGTAGTTTGCAGGCCTCACGAAAGCCGAATGAACCGGATGCATTGACGTAGTTATCAACGAAATCAACCTTTGGAGCAGCGATGGCCAGCTTGTTTTCTAATTGTGCTTTCTGTTCGGCTAGATCAGCAGCCAAACGTAAGGCTTCTGGTAGGGATTGAGGTATGCGGATGGTTTGATTTGTAGCCTTTTCCAATTCTTGCCAGCGATCTACTAACTTGGCGGTAAATTCTGGCGATAGTTGGGCGACAACAATAATACTGTCTCGCTTGCCCTGCTCACCTTCAAAAACGTAAATAGACAATGGCCGCCCTGCTGTGGGCTTTTCCTCAAAATGAGGGGAAGCTATCACACCCTTTTCAATCAGCGTTTCGATAGTTCTTTTAACATTGTCATGCCGTTTTTCTACCATCTCAGCTATTTCGATGCTGGTCATAGATATTGCTTGGTCGTTAACTGGATAGTTCATAGCGATTACCTTTTTGGGAATGAACCTCGTTGCCCAGAAATGACAGCCCATAGAAAATCGCCACCTATACCGGCATTTCTCCGAAGCTCATTTCCAAACAGGTTCTATGGTTGAAGTGCACCGGGCATGGCGCTGGATTTACTGCATAAAAAAAGCCCGACCTAAGTCGAGCTTCATTTTCTGGTTCGCAGTCTTCGCTATGTATCTCTACGTTGCTTGACCGCTTGCTGTGATTACAGCCATTAAGAATGGATCACACTCCTTTCGGGGTTGAACAATTCTATTTAGCAGGCATCAGACACACGTTATTGATATACGCCTGCAAGCCTTCTATTTGCTTAGTGGCAATTCCGATCCGTTCGCGGAGACTGAGATAATTGCGTTCAAATTCTCCATCATATCGGGGGCTGGCATCATCAGGGACGCTGGCGGGGCCGGAGGTTTTGGACACTGGCTTTGTACAAGTCGCGTTGAGCTGCAACCGCTTAGAGCCATTAGCGATATCAGCACGAAGGCGCTCGTTTTCAGATTTGGCATCTGCTAGTTCCTTGGTGTATTTGATATCGATAGCGGCTACAGCTTGGCGCTGGGTTTCCATCGTTCTGATATCAGCGAAAGCATTGTCACGCTCACCGGTTACCGTAGTGATGGTTTTATCCTTCTCTACAGATTGACCGTGGTAGTGAAAGGCCAGCCAGGCCAATCCAGTGAATATGGCTATCAGGACGGCAATGAGAGCGGCGGTTAACTTATTCATTCAGCCCCCAACAAGTCAGCTCGCTTTCCTGTGCGCGGCGCTCTATCTGCCCGTAACAATTATTTGCGCGGATATTGCAATCTTTGCCACCGTCATGAACCCAGCGCTTAATTTCAGCACATGCGCCTTTACG